GGCGTGGGCCGGGGTAGTACCAAATAACGACACCCAAAAAATAAACAACTTCTAGAAAACAGTCTAATCCCAAAATAACACCACCCCTCAAAAAACTAACTACTAGAAAATAAACAACTACTAGAAAAACAAAAGACCACCAGATTTCTCCAGTGGCCTAATGTAAGATAGTCAACAGTAAAAGAGCTAAAATAACCCCATACAGAGTTAAGTGTTTATTACATATAGATTTTCCCATCTACTATTACGCTAAAACGGGTATACTCTGGAATAACTATAGTGCAGGCGCTATCGACATCAATAACTTTAATCCCATTCTCCGTTTTAATCTTGATAGGAGATACTGGTTCCTCTTCTAATACCTTGATTTTACACGGTTCATCATTCCAGAACTTGTCGCAATAAAAACATTCAGTATCACAGTCCATTACTTGCTCCTAATTCAGAAATAATATCAAATTTAATCACTTCTAATACTCCAACAATAGAAGCAACATCTATTCCACTATCCCTATACTTTTCTATAACAGAAATAATGTCGTCTTGAAAAGAATCAACTAAATTGATATCCATTATTCACCACCCATAGCTGGATTGTCTTTTCTATTGGGAAACCCTTTAGCCTTAGTCTGCTTTTCAAGATCCTTAATAGCCAACTCAGCCTTTGTAATCTCTCTAGTCACTACTTTGTCGAGAGCCCTATTAGCACCATCAATATGGTAATAAATCCTAAGACCACCAAACTTCTCTTTGATCTGATCCAGCCTAAACTGTTTTCTTGTATCATGCAAGACAATCTCATTGAGAGCATCAATGATGATATTATTCCAATAGGATGGCGTAGAAACCTCAATAGTCCAAGAACCAACAATGTAAGGATATCTGGACTCAATAAACTCTTGAAGCATTTCTAACTCCTTTTAAATCAAAATAATCTTAGTTTTACTTTTGTCGAACTGCCAATTCTTCTCAAATTTGTTGTACACCCATTCAGGACAGATAAAGATATCTGGCGAATAACACAAAGTAGAATTTCCCTTATAACTACTAGAAACTATATACACCACTTTATCGTCAACGATCACTTCTAATCTGTTGTCTACAGTTTTCACTATATGGTTCCAATCCAGTTTCCGTAAGTTCGTAAATAGTGTCATCTGCATTAACCAATATTTTAATCTCAAACTTCTTAGCGTCTTTATAGATATCCTGGAATGAGCGATTGGCATCAATTAAATACTTTATATCTAGACGCAAAAAAGCCAACCAGTCTTTACTAACCCGAGAAAAATTAAAAGACTGATAATACCGAACAGTCGATTTAAACCAACCATGACTTAGTGGTTTACTTGATGTACTCAAACTCACTCCTATCCCAAGTAAGATATTCGTAGTATTCTTCCCAGTTAATCTTAGTTCTTGGAATGTTTCTACCATTCTTGGCGTAACCAATAATTACATTGTCTTTGTCAAAGTCAACAGTGTACTTACCTCTACTGGTTCTTACCGTGACATGGTTACCAGATGTCGAAGCAGACAGTTTCTTACCTTTGACTTTATATTCCTGGTCAAATACAAACATGGTTACTCCTTTGTTGATTGACTATCTATATTAACAATATAACATATTATCATTTAGAAGTCAAGGAAAAATAAAAATAATAAATATTTGTTGACTACTAGAAATAAATTAGTTATACTTATATAAGACAGCATCCCCTCGTGGGTGTTTGACAGGCCATCAAGGAAACTTAGGTGGTTACCCGAAGTTGAGGAATGATAGCAACTAGGGTAGGGAGGTTACCGTCGTCGGGCCCTGATCCAACAACAGATTATGAATGTTTGTTAGGATGTGAAAATACCCCGTTCAAGTCTAGGCAGGAGCAAGCTGTACCCAAAAGGTAGAGTGAAATGCGCGTGAGCATGGCCGTTAGTCCTAGTATACACCCCTTAGAACAGGTTGATTTTTAATGACTTATGTTTTTAAAAATCTGACTTGGCCTAGGGGGTGTTGTATTCGGCTGTTTGACTACTCCGCTAATCGCTTCGTAGCACAAACAACTTGAAATGAACGGTAAAACTTTTCGACAAGTGAGGAAATCACGAATGGAAAATTCTTACGAGGTTCCAAAAAGACAATGGAACAAATGGTCAGACGAACAAAGATTGTTGTTTGAAGATATGATGGATTGGTTGTCAGATAAAAGTTTTATTGATCCTTTGAATCATACAAGTATTGATGTAGATCAATGGGAAACAATTCGTTGGAATTGTGCTTTTCTAGCAGCCGCATCGGTTGGTCAATGATGTCAGAAGACATAGTTAGAATACCGATTGATGGTTATACGATTTTTGATATTAGTGTAGTTGAAATGGGTAATCAGATTAGTATTAGTGGGAATAGGTTGATAGATAAAGTTTGGAAGCCAGTACAGAGGCATTTTTCTTATACATATGTTACAACAGATCAGATTAAAGATCACTGGTTAGAAACTGAAGACAATATTCTTATTGTTCATATTAGATATTAAAAAGGAATTAAAAATGAGAAAGATTCTTGCTGCTATTCTTGTTGGTTTGTTTGCTGTTTCTGGGTTCACGGCTGAGCCTACTGTGACGAGTGGTACGGTCCATCCAGATCTTGTTACGAAGCTTGTTAAGGAGGGCACTCTTACTGATACCCTTAAGACAGAAACTGACTCGGCTACTATTGTGACGTTTGAGGGCGTTGGCGTAGGTGAGTATGCTATTGATGTTCTTCCTGTAACTGATCTTGATACCAACTCGACAGATACGGTTAAGATTGCTTTGTCTTGTGATGAGTATATTGGCTCACGATTTCACAAGAGAACAATCATTGATACGATTTCTGATTTCACAGGTGTTAGTGCTACTCTGCCTGTTCTCGGTTTGGGTAAGCTCGTAATTAAGGCTCATACCTACACTGGCGCAGAGGCTGGTGCTGGGCAGAGACTGACAGCTTATAGAGTTGTCCAGATTACCAAAGACTAACTTGGCTTAGGACAGTCTGGTAGTCCACTTGCTTTGGGAGCAAGTTGCCGGGGGTTCAAATCCCTCAGCCAAGACCAATCGCCCAATTAGCTCAATAGGTAGAGCACCACACTTGTAATGTGGATGTTATGGGTTCAAGTCCTATATTGGGCTTAGAAAATTTCACAATCCAGAAAGGATATTTCATATGAATGAGAAGACTATTTTTGATGCTATTAATGACATTACCATTTTTGTTTCTGACAATATGGTTGGGGTAAAAAACTTTATTAATCGACTCGCTAATGAAAACGATTCTCTTAAGAAGGAAATCGAAGAGCTTAAGAGTCAACTTGGAAAGAAAGAAAAGGGGAAAGATAAGTGAATAAGAAACCCGCAAAGAAGGCAGTTAAAAAGGTCGCTAAAAAGGCATCCAAGAAGGCAATGATGGATAAGATGATGAAGGATATGCCTATGATGGAAGGTTATAAGAAGGGTCGTAAGTGCTAAATGAAACGTCGTGGTAAAAAGAAGATGACAGAGACAGAACGTAAAGATGTTCTCGAAAAGATGAAAATCATGAGAGAGACTATGGGTTCTGAACTTATGGAGCTTCTTTTTCGTAAACGGGGTAAATCATTTAAGCAACAACTTCGTGAGGGTGGGTTTTAGTGAACAAGAGAATTTATAATAAGTCAACCGGTAGAGATTATAGTTACGATAAGAAATATGAGTCTTCTCCAGAAGAAAAGGCTCGTAGAGCTAAACGTGGTAGGGATAGATATCGGTTGGAAAAAGAGGGTAAAGTATCAAAAGGTGATGGTAAAGACGTTCATCACAGAGATGGTAAAAACCTCAAAAAACCCACAGTTGTTCCAAAGTCCAAAAATAGAGGAATTAAGTAATGTCAGAAGATACACAGGATGTAGTAGAACAAGCCCCAGAAGAAGCCAAGAAAAGAATCTCTGGCAAAATAACAGATGACGATTTTAAGTATGATTCTGATGGTTTGAATAAAAGACAACGGGCTTTCTGTGAAGCTTATGTCTATTTGACTGAGTATGACATTACAAGAGCAATGGAGTTGGCTGGTTATAGAAACGTTTCCAAGTATGATCTAAAAATACTTGGTAAAAAGATGCTGAAAAAGCCAAAGATCTTGGCTCAGATCAAGAAGATGAAAGAGGTTAAAGAACAAGAAACTGTTGTCGATAAACTGTGGATTGTTACAAAACTCAAAAAGATTGTAGATGATAATGAACATCATCCCAATTTTCAGTTGAAAGCTCTTGAACTTCTTGGTAAGTATCTTAATATGTTTGGTGAGAATAAGAATGTTGATCCCGAAACACAGGTTGATGCTGCTGACGTAGCAAAGGCCGCGTTCGAGGAAAGAAAGAAACTATTGAAATTGAACACTGATTCTAATGGAGGAAATCCAAATGATGCGCAAAGTGCTAGTGGAACAAACGGTTGATGAGATCCTTAAGTATGTAGATGAAATTCATGGAGTGTATCTTAATAGAGCACAGATCTCCAGAATTGTAGATAATTGTCTTGGCTTTGTTGTTGACGCTCTTGAAGAGTCCGCTACAGTAGTTGAGCTTAAGTAATGAGAGTATCACTTAATAGGGAACTTATTGAGTCTGCGATCACTACAAAATATCCAGATGCTACCAACTTTGAATGGGTTGGTGGCTTTGTACATTTTGATAGCGAATCTGGAGAACAACAAGTACAACAAGACCAGAGACAATTTATAGATACCATCCAACAGCTAGTTCAAAAGAATATTGCTATGGAAGGTGCAACAAACGCATTTGGTAATCTTATTCGTTCTTTGATAAAAGATAATATTGTTGTAAATCTGAGTGGTGTTTAATGCCAAAGGCTAAGAATATCCGTTATTCTGATATTTTTACAAAGGAAATGATCCAACTGTATATGTCGGATCCTTGTGCCTTTGTTGAGGATATTCTCTTTACTAAAGAAGCCAAAGAATATTTTGGTGATCTTATTATTTCAGATCAACAGGCTGAGATATTAAACAGTGTTGTTACAAACAATAGGGTGTCGGTTAGATCTGGACGTTCTGTTGGAAAAACCGCTGGATTGGCTTGGCTTATTATATGGTTTATGTGTACGAGACCCAAGGCTAGAGTTATTTGTACAGCTCCTACATTTAGGCAGTTGAACGATATTCTGTGGCCTGAAGTTGTGAAGTGGCTTAGATGCTCTGTTGTTAAAGATATATTTGGGGTTTCAAGTAAGAGAATATATCTTATAGAGGATCCTAAATCATGGTTTGCTACAGCGGTAACATCAAGTACACCAGAATCGTTTCAGGGTTTTCACGAAGATCATCTTCTTCTTGTTATGGACGAAGCCTCTGGTATTAAAGATGAAATATGGAGAACGGTTCGGGGTTCTGTAACTAGAGAAGATAACCTTGTTGTATTGACTGGTAACCCGACACAAACAGCCGGGTTTTTTTATGACAGTCATAATAAACTACAAGAATTATGGAAAACTCACCATTTTAGTTCTGAAGATTCTCCTTTTATGGAGAAGAGCGTTATTGCAGAATATAAGATATCTTATGGTGAAGAACACCCCATATACCAGGTTCACATAAAGGGTAATTTCCCAGAAGGTAACACTGATTCATTTATCTCTTTACAGGCTGTAGAAGCCGCGACAATGAGGGATATAGAGGGATCTGGTCAGATACAAATTGGCGTAGACGTAGCCCATTATGGAGATGATTTAACAGTATTGGCCGCTCGTCATGGTGATAGAGTCTTTGACTTGATAACAAAAGATAAGACATCAATACCAGAGGTTACGGCAATGACTCTATCTCTGGTTAAAAAGATGAGAGCTGAGACTGGTAACAAGGAAACGATAAAGGTGTGTGTTGACGCCACTGGTGTTGGCGCTGGTGTAGCTGACGAACTAGCACTAGATAGAGACAACAACATTGAGGTTGTCCCAATTAATTTTGGTTCTGCTGGTAATGACAGATATGATAACATGGCAACTGTTCTATGGGCAAATATTCGTGATAACATAGATAAAATACAGCTTCCTTGTGACGTTAAGCTTATAGCAGAACTTAGTAATCGTAAATTCAATATTACTAAAACTGGTAAAATCCAAATACAGTCTAAGAAAGAGTATAAAAAGGAATTTGAGAAATCTCCAGACAGAGCCGACGCTGTAATTTTGGCTTTTGCTGAGGTTGATAACTCTAGAAGACTAGTAAAAGATTTCGATCATTTAAATCCGGCTTATGTGTCAGATATATCTCTTCGTGGATATTTGACTGGAGCAATTAAACTTCTCAGTTGTTTTTATTCGGAAGATAGACGATACTCGTGTCTTCAAGCTAACTGGGTTGGAAATAGACTTTATGTAACCGATGAGCTTGTTAGTGACAATACAGTTCATGAAATAGTTCGTTGGTTGTCATTTAAAAATGTTATGAATACAAAAAATATTGGTAATAAAAGAATGTTTGGGACATATGGAGAAGACGTATGTTCTCAATTTAGACGATTCAATCTACCAATTTATGAAAATTATAGATATGACGAATATGGTGCAATTGAACTTTTGAACTTACTTGTTAATCAAAAACGAATCACTGTGCATAAAGCATGTACAGCACTAATAAGCCAACTAAGAAAATGGTCTGCTGTTAGTAATAGAAAACAATCAGAAGCAGAATTTGGTATGTGTTACGCTCTTTTAAACATTGTTTCTGAGTTAAAAGACAAGATTGATCCGCCCACACAATCCTATCAATATGTAGCTTATACAGGAGAAAGGGAAAGATTGTTGGAAAACGTCATAAATTCAGCTAAGGCAGATCAAAATAAATGGCAAGATTTTTAAAAAATTATTGACTACTAGATTATTAAAGGGTATATTATATATGGTCAACCCAATTCCAATCAGATGTGTAAATAATAAGCCGCACGGGATATATAAAACCTGTGGGGCTCTTTTGGGATGTGTATCAGCCTCGTCTGGAACTTTTTACGTTCACTGCAAAAATTGTTCTATTTGGTATGAAGTAACATTTGATGAGAATGGTGGGTGTCATATTAAAACAATGTCAAAAAATTTTCGTTTAAATTTCGATGACAATCTGAAAGTGATAGAATAAATATGCCACTACCAACATTTCTTGGACGGGTTGGAGAATTAGCAAAGGGATTATTTGGTAAGTCGTCTTCGCAACCAGGTAATTCTCAGAAAATGTATGATTTGACATCATATATTATGAATGACTATAGAAACGCTCTGGATTATTTCAGTGTAGATAGAGATCGTGAAAAATTTAATTGGGAAATGTATTCTGGTTTGGATAATGGTCAATGGGACAAAAAGGCCGCAGCCAAACTGGCAAAAGAAGGAAGACAGATTGCCCAATACAATTTTATACGAAATAAGGTAGATGGTACAGCAGGGTTCCTCATTAAAAACCGCATGGATATTGATTTCGCCCCCATTGATGGCAAAGTAAGCAATCTTACAACAATTCTAAAAAATCTATATTACGCAGATAAAGAACTTCTTGATTGGGATGCTTCATTCAATCAGTTTGTTCTTGATTTCTGTATTTTTGGTGGAACTGAGGAAATGGTCATAAGTGATCGTTATTCTCCGTTCGGTAATATTGGGTTTGAGAGAATTCTTCCTGGTCATATTATTTTTGATCCTAATTGGGACACTAATAGTGGTTGGGATTTGAAGAAGGCGTTTAAAATTTCCTATCTCACACCAGAAGAGTTAAAAAACAAATACCATACAAAAGTAGATGAAATTGAAAATGCCATTATGTTGGAAAAATATAGTGGTCCTCAATATCAATCTTTGACATCAGATGATGGTAGCACTCCTAGATTCAATCAAGATGATAGATATGGATCTAGATATAGAGTTGTCGAATGTCATGATATGAGAAGAGAATATAAAAACGTCGAATACGCTGTTGATGGATCTGGTAGACTTGTACAGGTGCCAGATGGAGACGATTCGTATAAACAACAGTGGGCTATTCAAAATGCTATTGATTTGGAAATTGGGATTATTGAAAAGAGGGTTCCTATAGATGTTTATTATGTAACATCTGTTTGTGACCAACTTATGCCCAATAGACCACTACAAGAAGCCCGTGGACTTATCCAAATTGGTAGATTACCATTCTTCCACTCATCGTTTGCTAGAATTAATGGAAGAGATTCTGGTCTACCGGATTTGCTAAAGGACGCGCAACAAGCGATTAATAAGAGGCAGAGTCTTATTGATTATATGATGACGAGTTCTGCTAATGGTGGTATGATTGCAGATCCAATGTTGTTTGGAAATGATGCCAGTAAGATGGCTGATTTTGAAGCTAATAGAAACGACCCAAAATTTCTTGAATGGTCAGCCCCCGGAGAAATTGCTTCTGGTAGAGAACACATCAAACAAATACCGAAGCATCCATTTCCAGCGGAAGTTGTAAATGACGAAAATCGTCTTTGGGATATTTCTGACAGAATTAGTAAGATGCCAGCAGCTTCAGACGGTAGAAGTGAAGGATCCGAGGAATCTGGGATTCTTTATGCTCGTAAACAACAACAGGCTGAAATAAACAACACTACGATTTTGAAGGCTATAGAGCAACACGAGAATGAGAAGGGTGAAGCTTATATGTTGTTGGCACAAACCCTTTATTCTGGTGTTTATAGAGAGTTCAGAGTACCTGGACTTGAAGAAAAGACAATTACTATTAACGATGAAGTTATGACTGAAAACGGTCCAGAAGTTATGAATGATATTTCAAAACTTCCTAGACATAGAGTTATTGTAACGCAGTCAACACAAGGTGTGTCATATAGAGAGCGGGAACGAGCAATTAATGCTGAACTTATCAAGTTCTTGCCACCTCAGAATCCAATTTCTAGATCCCTTGTCGTTAAGAATATAATGGAATCTCTCGATTCTAACACTGAAGATAGAGCTGCATATGTTGACGCTGCTGATATCGAACTTCAGTTGGCTATTGAAAGTACGGTATCCCAAATCAAAAATCTTAAATTCCAACAAGCGCAAATAGACGCTCAAATGCAACAACTGATGAATCCTATGCCACAACCCCAGGTTGATGAAAATGGACAACCCATTCAGGCTCAAGATACACAGGAAATGCAACCACAGGAGACAAATACACCTATTCAATAATGGCATAAAAGCCAAGGAGAAAAAACATGGAAAATGTTATCTTTAAGTCTTATGATGAAATTCAGGCTGGTTATGATTCTGGGGATATGGAAATAATTAATGGTGTTCTAGAAGGAACAATATCTCTTGCTCCAGAACAACCAACAGAAACATTTCAAGAAACTGTTGTTGAACAACCAGTTGAACAGACCGTAAATCCTCCAATAGTAGAGGAAGATGAAGAGGATGTTCGGTCTAGAATTAATCATTATGAAGAAGAACTTGAACGCGAAAAGCGTATTAGGGAAATGGAAATTCAAGAAGCCCAGAGAAAGTTTGAAGAGACTGAAGCTCAAAGACTCGCTCTTTTGAAAATTAATGCAGAAGAGAAGAGAAAAAGAGAAGAGATAGAAAATAGGCTTCGTGAACTTGATCGTATGTCTACGACGACACAACAGTCTTCAGATGAAACAGAAGAAGATGAGTTTGTGTCTGAATATACAAAAAAGACCAGACAGATGGTTGAAGAGTTGAGAAATCAACTTGGAAACAATCCTAAGACGGCAGAACTTGAGGAAAGAATCCAAAAGTTTGAACAGATGGAATCTGAACGCATTCAACGCCAAAAAGAATTGGAGTTGATGGAACAGCAGAGAATTCAAGAACGTCGTATGTATGAGGATGTCGGTAGACTCCAAACTAGATACGATGAACTAAAGACAGAAAAAAACATTGAGGATGTCCACAAAGAGTTTGAGGTTTTTAGGAAAGAATTTGCACAGACTCTTAATGTACAAGGACACGATCTGGAAAGATCGCTCATGCAATTTTTTGATGCTGAACGTGGGAAAGATCTACGTTCGCAGGTAGAAAAGCGTGGCCTTAAGGTTAATAACGACATCGAAAAGTTCGTTAAGATTGCCGAACTTGTAGATCTAATGAATGGTAAGGAGTATGATCCAGTTCTCCAAAAGTTTGTCCCTGTTCTTTCACAAACCGGTGATCCTGTTCGATATCGTTCTCTTGAAGAGGCTTATAGAGTCAAACATTTTAATGACATAACTATGGCAGCCAAGAAACGTGGTATAATGGAAGCAAAGAATCAACTTGAGATGTTGAATAATGCTCCAGCGACCCTTAAGAACACAGAAACAAAACCGGCTGGTGGTGGAATGACAGTTGAACAAGCCAATGAACTTATCAACACTCCTCCTGAACGATATGCAAATGATCCTGAAATGTATAATTTGGTAAAACGCGCCTACGCTATGGCTGGTATTGAAATGCCAGTTTATAGAGGTAGACGATTCTAATTAAGGAGTTTTATTATGACTGTTTCTGTTACAGATGCCCCTAAAGTTGGTGGCACTACGTGGGATTCCGGAGATGCTCCGGGTACGTCGTTTAACTATGCTGCTTCCGCTGATACTTTCTCGGCTGCTTATTCTGGTGCTGTTGCTGCTGCTAGACCGACAAGTGTTGATACACAGGCCGTTACTGCACTTCGTCTCAATGCTCTGAACCGTAAGCTTCAGGTTGAATCCACTGTTGACGATATCTTTGTTGACATTGGTGCAGACGTTGTGTTTACTGGTAAAAAGGTTGCGATTCCGGATGCTTGTATCATCAGACTTAAGAGTGATACAAAGGGTGAGCACTCGGTTACTATTCCTATGGTTCAGCCGCTTTCTGGTCCTGGCCGTGGTGGTACGACTGAGGCGCAGCAAGGTTATGAGCGTCAGCTTACTCTCAAGTATATGCAGGCGTTCTATAACGAGTATTCGCAAGCTGTTGTTGGTGAGGCTTGGGGTGTTAATGCTAATGAGGTTGAGGTGTTTAATCTCTATAGCAATATCCAGCCAATGCTCTCAAAGTGGTTTAAGGAAGATACTGGTATGCAGTTCCGTCAGGCTCTTGTCCAGACGTTTGCTTGGCCTCTTACCAAGCCCGGTTCGGTTAATTCGACAACTGGTAAGACGTCTCACTGGAACCCCAACTGGTTTATTCCGAATACCGCTATGGCTACATCCGCTGCCATTTACAATGCTGATCTTAGCACGATGACTGCGGCCCTTGCTGCTGCGTTTGCTGCTGCTGATACTGGCACGAATGGTGCGAATGCAAACTGCTCGCTTGAGTATCTCATTGCTCTCGATCACTATGCTCAGAATACGAAGAGAATCGCTCCTCTTACTATTGGTGGGAAGAAGACGTACATTGTGTGTCTTCCTTCGACACAATATAAGAAGATTATCCAGGTCACCACTGGTGAACTTGGTTCGATCTGGCAGAATGTCTCGGCTCTGACATCTGAAGAGCAAAATTTCCCAGGTGTTGTTGGTCGTGTGCTCTCTCTTCTCATTGTTGAAGATCAGCGTACTCCTACCATCACGTTTGACGATTATGATGTGAACGAAACTCACGTCGTGACCGTTGAGTACGTACAGCCTGGTAATGTTGATAATCGTAACAAGACCATCTATGATGCTTCTTCCAATAAGGCTTGGGACATTGGTTACCTCATGGGTGCTGGTGCGATCATCGACTGGGAAGTCACTCCAATCCACTTCGAGATGGAGAAGACTGAGTATGGTAAGAAGTATGGTAAGGGTGCTTTCTGTGAACGTGGTATCCAACTGGCTAGATTCCAGAGCGATAGCGCCGTTTACGCGAACTTCGGTTCGATTCTGCTTCCTTTCACTACGACTTCGTTGATTACTGTAGCCTAATTAGTTACAGAATGGTCTGGCCCACCATAACGGGCCACTTATTAACTTCCAAATAGGAGAAACAAAGATGGGAATCATCACAAAAAGAAAATTGGTTAGCGGAGAAACTGAAAACGAATCTTTTTTCGACTTGGCTTCTCAGGGTGGATTTGATGTAATCGAACTTGTCTGGAGTACAACAAACGTTGGCGTAAAGAACATTATTGGTTTTGATGTACCGGTTGCAAGTATTAATGGTTCTGGAGAAGATTATAAGGTAGATCTTGAGTCGGATGTTGCTGCTGTATATGGCACAACCATTTTTAATCCTGACAACAATGGAAGATCTTGGGCTTATATTATTGACACTCCTAGAAATAGAAAAATTCTCAAGAAGTCTTTTCGTTTTGACTGGTATAAGATTGTTGACCAGAAACTTAGAAAAGAACTTTTTGAAGAAGCCGAAAGAGATGGAATTGAAACAAGTGTTATTCAACTTCCAGAACCACAGGTTAAGGTTACAGCAAGAGAAAAACAACTTAAGGAAAAATTCGAGAATGCACAAAAGAGAGAGCGTGAATTGCAAGAACAGATTGCTGAAATGAGAAAGCAGTTGGGTATTGCAAAACCCCTTTCTGGAAAACGTCTTGATAAGAATAAAATTAAAAGAAATGATTCTGTTCTTGAAGGGATAGATGATAACGATGAAAACACAGACCCTAGTTAATCTAATACAGAGAGAAGTGCCGTCGTGGGGTAGAACAACAATCCTTGAGTTAATTAATCAAATTCAAGGAATGTTACTTCAAAAGCCGATAGCACAAACTAGGATTATTGATCCAGACACTGGTGATGACCCCATTCTGACAACTCAGAGTGGGGTATACCAGTATGATGCCAATGAAACGGACATAACAACGTTTCCAACTGGCGTTACAGCATGGTTTGTTGACGGTTTGTATACTGGCACTCTCGGAGAAGACGATGAGTTTATAGACATTGTTACAACGATGGGAACTTATAATACTCCAGCCGTAATAACGTTTAAAGAAGATCCAGGAGTGGCTGAGTATAAAGTTATTGCCTATGCTAACCCAACACAGATAACATCAGAGAGTGTAGAGTTGTCTATTCCAGAAAGATGGCATCTTAATGCTGTCTATGAAGGTGTTATTGGATGGATTCAAAAGATAGAAAGTGGTAAATCTGATCGTTGGGATATCTTTAATAATAAAACAATTCACGAATTTTGGTACGACATGAATAATGGGAATCGTCAAAGAAAACAAACTCGTTATGATGGTGGGTACTAATGTCAGATAGAAAAATATTCTCTCCTAGAACAAGACAACAAGACCAAAGAGAAATTGATAGAATACAAAACGATTTCTCTGATGGTATGTATAGGGATATTACAGATATTCCAGAAAATGCTGTTGCCGATCTTAAAAATATGATAAATCGTGGGAGTTATCTCGAAACTCGCACCGGTTCTCGTTTGTGGGGGGATTGGAAGAATTCTACTGCTCATAAAGACCTTCCTAAAATAGAACGTTTTCCTAAACCATATGCTTATATATCAAAACAACCACTAACAGATCAAACGTCAAGTTGGTATTTAAAATTAACTCTTGCAAAGAGTGGTACTCAAGTATCTCTTTCAAGTAATACAACAGATACAGTAGAAGAATATTTTGCAACAAGTCTTCTAACTGGCTTGTATGATTTTGTTGGTTCTTATATTGTTTGGCCAGGATATACAACACAGAATAAAATTTTGACTTATGATAGCACAACAACTGGTGGTGTAGCTCCAAATGAATATTCAATATTTCATTTCACTATAGATGGGGATGATGTACCAGATGGAAGTTATTCCATAACACTTAGATCTAAAACAAACGCTTTCTATTTTCATAAAGAAACAAAAAAAGTTTTTATTATGAGTGGAATGCACGTTTACGAATCAGATGTTTATTGTCAAACTTGGACTCCGTGGATTTGTGAATCAACAGAAAAACCATCGAACACAACTTCTCATTTTGAAACTCACGATAGAACTCTTTTTCTTGTAAATTCTAATGGTATTTTTAAATTCGATTTGGATGATTGGAAAAAAACATATTATAAAATAAATTCATCTATCCCAGATAGCAAAATTGTTGTTCCAGATCAAGCTACTCCAGATGTTGGTCCATCAGAAACTGCCACTAGAACAATAGGAAGAAAAATTCTTTATACAATGACCAAGATGAACAATCCTGGGGCTGTAGATAGAGCAACAGAGAATGTGAAAATTTTACAGGAAAGCGGAACTGTAAAAATAGATTCGGATGGAGTTGATTATTCCGAAATTTGGGCTGCTAATTATGAACAAAATAATGCGTATATTACTGGACTTGAAATTCCAACATCATACAATGGGGAAATAGAAAACCACTGGACTCATTATTCTCTTTATGCTACATTAGATATAGGAGAAGATGGTAAACTTAATGGAAATAATTCTGAGGTTTATGTTTGGTGGAAAGATGTACCCATTGCAAGAGTGATGACAGGATATACTCTTTCTTTTCCAGCCGCTGATCTTACTGCTGTTACAATAGTTTCTGGTGCATCTAGAAAAGCTAATACTTTTGATGGAGCGATAGCAGTTATTACAAATGGCACATATACTTTTGTTACAAGAGTACAAAATGATTCTGGTACACAATTAACAATAAACGGCTTATATAATTTTGGAAATATTTCAACACCGTGGAGAATTCTTCTTGGTTTTGGAGAATCTCATGTTCTAGGAACAGAATCAACCGAGACTGCTATTTACGCAGGAACGACAAAGGTAAAAACTTTAGCTGCTTCTGGTGCAGGATCTGTTGTTATTAAAGGATTCACAGCTTCAACCGGGACACTTAAAAAAGGCACACAATTTGATTTAGAAGGAACAGTATATACAATAACAGCCAATGCTAGTATATCAGCTAACGATGCCACCGTTTCAATAACCCCAGTTTTAGCTAGTCAAGCAGATCCAGACGATATAATCACATTTAGATCTGCTCCTGGTAGTGTAGACGGCATACTGTCTTCTTCTGTGTATAGTCAAACAACTCCTTTGTCTCCGTCTCTCGGTGTATCGTATATGAGAAGTATTAATATTAACGATTTTATTTTTAGTGAAACTGATTATTTGTATGCTAAAAATATATACTGGGAAGATGGCGACGTTACACCGTGTGTTTTAACATACAAATCTCCAGACCCCAATACAATAAAAGATGGATTGTATTTCTATGACCCATCTGGTAAAGATAGAACAAATCAACATTTTGCTATTGGTCCTACAATGATGGATGTTGAGTATCTTGGATTGAATGATGATACGTTTAGAGGTAGAATAGATGCTGGTTTGATTTTAAATACTAGATTTTGGACATCACTACCAAATTGTAGTATAGGAACGCTTATTCCGGGCTTTTTTGTTGTTGCTGATAATGGTACTGGATTTTATTACTATTCTCAAATGCCACAGGGGTACGAATATATAACTGGATATTATTATGAACCATATCAATATGGTGTGATAAAAGACCAAATAGTAACCCTTACTATATGTGGAGATAATCTTATTGTCTGGTGTAAAAATTCTAAATATAGAATACCATTAAACATTACTAATACAGTAATACTTCAAAATATTGGAATTTCTTATACTGTATTAACAAATCAAGAGTTTATAAATGACAATGGTTTAGTTGATCGTGGTGCAATTTGTAAAATTAACGAAAGTAATTTTTTCTATATTACACCAAGAAACGAAATGCTTATATTTGACGGTGCGCAAGATTCTAAAGATCTAAGTTTCAATAAAGTGAAAAATGATTTTGCTAAAATGGAAAAACTTTATTCAATAGCTTACGATCCAACAAACGGTATTCTTCTATGGGGATATGATAGGAGTTAATAATGGCGACAACCATCACGGCTAGTGTATCATATGGAATGGCCCCATTAGCTGTTACGTTTACAATTTCAGCAGACAAAGATATTGCTATAGCATATTGGTTTTGGAACGGTAAAACCCGTACAACGGCGGAAACGTTTACGGAAGTTTTAACAACTCCTTGTAGATATGACATTGGATGTCAAGTACATTTTACAGATGGTACATTTGAGAATGTATATGAAAAAAATCTTGTTAATCTAGTAGATAGTGATTACGATAGACTAAACACCGGAATAACAAATAAATCTTTTCGTTTTGGTGTATACGAACATCAAGGAATTGGTTTTTCTGAAAATACTGGATCGTGGTTGTTTCCAGAGACTAGAACAGGGACTTGTTCAGTTGTCGATAATGACGGTTATGAATATCTGCTAGTTATTGATGAATCCAGTGGAAGTATATACACACCATCTCTGTATAATGGACCAGAAAGTACAGAACATGAAAGGTTGTTTAAAGATAAAACGGATGTGAATGGTGCTTCTGGTACAGATATAACAACTATGGTTGATTTTAAAGAACATAAGGGAGAATCAGAAAGATTCTTTATAAGTAACGTTTCAGACAGTATCTTTGTAAGACCAATAGATATAGCCCTTGCAGATGCAACAGGATATGATGCTAATGGTTTTCCTGATAATTTGGTTTTTGATATCTATAAATTAAAAGACGGTTGTAAAATAGATGAGGATTTAACTGGTACATACAATAAAAGCATTAAAGCAGAAAACGTTTCAATAGATCAAAATGAATTAACGTTTACAGATGAAATAGAAGGACATAGACTTCAAACAAGACTATATGGAAATCTTGCTCCATATAGAATAACATCATATCATTCTACATATAATGTTTATGATAAATACAGTATTAATGATAGGGAAACTACAAACACAACATCACAATCTATTTTGTCAAATTGTTATTTCTGGATATCTAATACATATCACATGAATGCGGTTGGTTATAATGCTGTAACTGGAACTATTGGATATGATGTAAACAACGGTAGTTTGGTAGAAAGTTCTACTACACCATTTAATAATTTAAAGGGATATCTAGCTGTTGGAAATACTACATTAGAGAATCCCCAAGTTGTTGGAGTTAATTCTTCTGTTGTAATGTGGTTAAACTTTGCATCTCTGGTTCCATTTACAGACACATATACATTTACGCAGTATGGCGAAACCTATAATGGGTGGAAACTTGTATATAAAAATTATGGGAACGCCGAAAGTGGTCTGTCTGCAAACAAAGTTTTAAAAAATAATGTTTTGTTTTTTGATTTGCGTATAATACACGCTGGATTAAATACTGCTGCATTAGAATATTATTATAGAGATTGTATCCAAAATGAAGGTAAAAACGTTCTGGGGGGTCTATTTTAATGTTCACACAATATAGTAAAAATAGACCATTAGAAATAAATTATGAAAATTCTCTAGTTATGGCAACTAGAGATACCAATACTAATTTTAAACAAATTTGGCAAAGACTAAACGATCAAGAAACGATATTAAGTAAATATATTACATCCTCTTCTAAAGCACTAGAATTTACAGATAACAGATTAAATGGATTTACTCCAAATCAAATATTGTTTGGTGCTTCAGACGGCAAGATAGATCAAGACCACGCATTCCGAGTTGGAACTACAACTTGGGGGACCGATGCTCTTTTAATCGGTAATGGCACCGATACGTCTCAAGATTTGTCTGTGTCTCTCACTGCCGATCAGAATGAGGTAAGGTTTGTTAAAAGCGACGCTGGTTCTCAAGGTGCCGGTTTTTCGTTCCTTGGTTATGATGGCGGTGGTGGATTACAAACGAAGCCAATTACATCGAAAAACGGATTACATGCAAACAATTATGCTCTGAATGGTTCAGATGTATCGGAGATGGCTCGTTATGCCGGTAGTTCTGTGATATTTGATCCAGACAACGAGTGGGCAACTACCGACGAACTTTCCTTTACGTCAATCATGTGGCCCGAAGGTTTTGGAGTTCGGTATCAATTTAGACCTGCTTATCTTGCCATGAAAGTCGGTGATACTGACGACGAAATAGTTCCGCTTCAATGTGGAATCCAGTACGGACCATACGACCCAGATATTGTAGGGTACGAATATTCGAGCCAAACCATGCGTATGTTTCACGACGACGGTGGCGGGTATGGTGGCCTGAAAATACAAAGATATAGCGGGCAAAAACGAATAAAAGACGTAGAAGAAGATGATTGGATTGACTGTGCCGCATTCTCCAATGTAAATGTGTCGTGGATAGATAGTGGGCAGGGTGTTGCTATTCGTATGGATGGTGACGACTATGCGTATTTTGGCACAAGTGGACATGGCAATTCAGTGCTATCTACGCTTACCATTTCAGACAGTATTGGTTCCGATGGTACGTGGAAAAATATTATTGATGTTAATGGCGTTCAGGTTCAAACACTTGATGGCGTTTTGACAACCAAAGCACAACTAAAGATTGATGGCGACGACGATGGCGTATTGATTTTAACCGACGGAAGTAATCACCAACACGATCTTTCTCCAAACGCCTACGGATTTACCACATTATCAAGGATAGAAGCTGGCGGTCTTTATACGTATGATCCAACATATTCTTTTGTAACAAACATATCGGATCAATATCAGCAAATTGCGCCCGGTGTGGAAGATGCAACAGATTTCACAATAACATATTCTGGCCGCCAATTTACGGTTACATGCGCAACAGGTGCGAAGGTGTGGTGCGGCGGATTCCCGTACTCGCCGACAACGACAACAATGTCCGCTCACGCAAACACAACGAAAAACTGGTATCTGTATTACGATTCGAGCGGCGTATTGACGGTATCTGATTCGGCATGGGATATAATGACCACATCTCAAGTGGCCTATGCTTATTACAACGCAACAGACGGAAACGTGTTGCTTTTTGACGAACGGCACCCCGGCAATTCAACGTCAATGACATCGGCAAGCCACCGCGCAGACCACTTCGGACGCGGTACATTTGTGCGTACCGGATGCGTTGTTTCGTCTCCGTCATCACTACCGGCAACCGGCGCAAACCTTGCATCAAACGTATCTGCCGGTATCATTCAAGACGAAGATATTCCCACTACGATTGCGCAATTCACCGCTGGCGATACATGCTCAATCATCTACCGCACCGGTCTTGACGCCGACGGACGGCTTGTTGAAGACTTTACAAGCACAACAAGCATTTTGATAAACGGCTCGTACCAAATGTACTGGAATCAACTTTCGGGCGGTACGTGGTCGCTTGTAGCAGCGTCAAGCGCAAATAAATGGTATGTATCGTGGGTTATTGCTTGGCCGCGTTTGAATCCGGCAACTGGTGCAGCGTATACTGGTAGGCAAATTGTTTACACAGTGCCACAACAAGAGCATAGTACGCTTTCATCGGCACAGGCCGAAGATGTTTCAACGGTTTCTTTCGGTGGCCTTTCTCCGCAAGAATATGTCGTTATCGGTCGCAAGATTTACAAATACTCGGTGCAGGCAGGAACGACGCCAGACGTAGAAAAGGTGCAGGAAGATAACTTCCGTGCAAACCGTGTTTCTATTGCGGCGGCAATTTCCACGGCGCACAACTCGCTTACTGGAAGAAGCGATACCGGGTCACACCCCATTGCGGCAATCACCGGAACGGCGTATTCGGTCGCGACCTTCGACGCTTCAGGAAACGGCACATCAACAGCTATTGCCGACACTCTGATTCCATACGGAACGGCAACCGGTATCGCAACAAACGCGGCGCTGAATTTCACGGCGGCATCAGGTACGCTTGCGTCGACAATATTTAACGCAACATCTACAAATTTACTGCAATATGCTGGCGCTCATTTTCTTGCCATAAACACCACGACAAACGCGATTGCCATTGGTGTTGGGACCGCTAACGGATTGCTTGGCGATGGCAACATGGTGTTTGGCAAGGACGCAATGGGCAGCGCGACAAATACCGCTGACTACTGCGTGGCAATAGGTTTTGAGGCGCTGAAGTTAAATAAGGGACGATTCAATGTTGCAATAGGCTATTCCTCAATGTCAACTGTCTCGGCAACAGCCGGGGCTACATACGGCGAGGAAAATGTAGCGATAGGATACCAGACGCTTTACAGCCTTGGAACGGCTGGAAATAGCGCTGGATACTACAACGTGGCGATAGGCAGCCTGTCCGGCAACAAACTGACTACTGGAAACAGCAATACGTTTATCGGTCCATATACCGGGCAAAACGGCACAACCGGATATAGCAACGTCGGAATATCTCGCAATGCTCTTAACAAGCTGACCGAGGGATACCATAATAACGGAATAGGGCAGAACGCACTTTATACTTTGACAACTGGAAAGTACAATACGGCAATTGGTTCAAACGCTGGATATACAACCAACGGCGACAATAATGTTTTTATCGGATATTACGCCGGTAGGCTAAACACGGGCACAGGCAATGTTTTTGTAGGATATTTTGCCGGTGAAGATGAAACCGGAAGCAACCTTCTTTACATCGCAAACAGCGACACGACAACGCCGCTAATCAAGGGCGATTTTTCTGCGGCAACTCTTACCGTAAATGGCGCGCTGTCTGTAAATAAAGCCGGTGCATCAGCAATCACGACAACCAATAGTACCGTGCCAATTACCGGCGGGCTTAAAACCACAACTACCGCAGTACAGTCTGGATCGTATACGGCACACCCATACGAGTTTGTCGCCAATGGCACCGTGTATGGGTCTATATCTTCGGCTGGGCTTTGGAGAATAGGCGATTCGACTGCACCAGCAACGTATAAGCTGACCATTGCTGGAACATCTTATATGACCGGTGCCTCATGGATTGAATCAACGGCGGCAGGCTTATTTACAGTCACGCGAAATACAAATTCAAGCGCCGCAAATATTCTTTACATATCAAAGTCACGAGGAACTACTGCTGGATCGGTAACAACAGTTCAAACCGGTGACTTGATAGGAAATATCAAATTCACAGCGGCGGATGGTGTTGCAGCCTTTACAGACTGCGTTGATATGGTTGTATCTTGTGAGGGGACTATCGCAAGTGGTCAGATACCCGGAGTGTGGAAGATTAGAACCGCTAACGCTTCAGGTGTTTTAACAGATGCACTTACAATAAATAGTTCGCAAAACGCTACTTTTTCTGGCGCTGTTGGCATAGGCGTTGCGCCCGGGAGTGGTGCCGATCTTTTTCTTGGTGGATCAAGAACATTGACAGGAACTCTTGCGGATGGATATTCTGGTGGCGCGCAACTTTCTCCGACATACACAGCCGCATCAGCACAGACGTTGACGCGGGGGAATTATTTACTTCTTGCAAGACCATCTCTAACAAACGTGACGGTTGGTGATATGTGCGTTTTGAGATTTAATGCTGCCGCCGGAACCCATGAGGCAACGGTTGGGGCCACGACAAAAACAACTCCCGGAAGCGTACAGGCATGGGTAAAGATAAATATAAACGGAACCGTGCATTACATCCCGGCATATACAAGCACAACGGCATAAAGGGGACACCATGAGCATCGAAGAAGAAATCATTCCACCACCGACAAAAAAAGAAACCTATGTCAGCTCGGTACGCGTCACCGCGTTTGACGATAGGGCAAACTACAACGATCCGTACAAAAA